CTCTATCCTGTACCGGAAGGTGAACAGGCAGACAAGCAGGGAGAATGACCTACATCGGAATAGATCCGGGAACGGAGACAGGATTCGCAGTTTGGGACTCCGGCAGGAATGCACTCATTGACTGCCGCACACTCAAGATTCACCAGGCAATGCAGGAGGTCAAGTTCCACTCATCCCTCAACCCTGGCAACTTGATCGTTGTCTTTGAGGATGCAAGGCAACGGAAATGGTACGGCAGCAACTCCTGGGAGAAGATGCAGGGTGCGGGATCGGTCAAACGAGACTGCTCAATTTGGGAGGATTTCTGCACCGACCTCGGCATCCCTTTCCAGGCTCAACCGCCACAGGGAGGGATGACCAAGGTGACCTCCGCCTATTTCAAGATGATCACCAATTGGACAGGCAGGACATCCAACCACGCAAGGGATGCGGCTATGCTTGTCATCGGAAGGTAACAACGGAGGCGGGAAACTATATTTCAAGATGTGCTGACCAAGATGGAAATAATAGAGATCCTGGCAAGAGAGAGGAGGGTGGAGACACTCGTTGTCAACATCTCCCACTCGGAACTGACTGCCGACCTCAAGGATCTCTGCCAAATGGTCTATCTCATCCTCCTGGAATACGATGACAACAAGATCCTTGACCTGTGGAACAACAATCAGATCAATTTCTTCCTGGCAAGGATAGCCCTCAATCAGTATAGATCCTCCAACTCCCCTTTCCATATGATCTTCCGCAGACAACAGGAACGGAGCATCTCAATGGGAGTCGGAGGTGACATCTCCGATGAAACGATAGAACGGATAGTAAAGAAACTCAATGCGAAACCTCAATGATGTTGTCAAGGAGTTCCGGCAGATCAAACAGGAGTATGCCTTCAACAGGGATGTCTTCTCCCTGGATGATCCCAAGGTCGCAAGGCTCAAGGAGATCATTGAGACCAAACTCTCCCAGGTGGACAGGACTCTCCTCCTGTTGTATGTGGACTGTCAGTCATACCGTCAACTCGGCAAGAAGATAAATCTATCTCATATGTCAGTTCGCAAAGAAATTCTACGAATCAAGCAGATAGTGTTAAACGAATACAATGCAGACATACATTGACCTCCTCCTGGTGGCACTCGTCACCATCTACATAGTGGACATCTCCGGAGTGACGGACTCCTGGAGATCGGCCTTGGCTCGTTGGCTCAAGGTCAAGTCCTTGAAACCTCTGCCACCCTTTGACTGCGGAAAGTGTATGGCCTGGTGGATGTGCCTCCTGTACTCGCTATGTGCAGGGACATTCTCCCTGGAGACCGTAGCCTTCTCCGCCTTGATGTCACTCCTCTCAATTCCATTGGGGCAGGTTTTGATATTTATCAGAGAATGGATGTCCTGGATCATAAACAAACTGCTGCCAAGATGGTGACCATCAAGCAATACTGCCTGGCACTCCCTTATTGGGCAAGGGTGAGGCTTATGGCCGCACTCAAGGAATCCATCCTCCAGGAGACGGACAACCCGGACAGGAGACTGCCGAAACCAACGGATGCCAACCGGGGAGAGACTCTCCTCCAGGCGATGGCGGATGTCCTGGGTGAGCCTGTGGACATTGACTCCAGGAGGGCAAGATTCGTTTGGGCAAGGACAATGGTGGCATACCAACTGACACAGGAGGGATTCACTACCTCCGAGGTAGGGGAGCAGATTGGCCGAGACCACGCAACGGTCTCCTACCATAACTCCAAGATGCAGTTTGTCCTGGATCATCCATACGCATACGAAGACATAATTGACATTTGGAAACAATTTCAAACAAGGTTACAATATGACATTCACACAGGAACAACTCAAGATCCTCTCCAAATGGGAGTATAACTTCCATTGTGCGGTCTATGCCGATTGGTGTCCCAATCCGGGAGAGGCAAACGCAAGACTCATCCATCAGATCCTGCGACAGGCTACAGGAGACAACCGCAGGGTATGCTATACCTGTCAGCATTCCCTCCTGTCACTCATAAGGGACACAGGTACACTCTACTTCAAGGACAAGGAGGAAATGGCGAAGAAGGCCTCAAAGAAGGCCGTAGTTGAGACCAAACCCACCGAGGCGGAGCAAGTCTCCAAGGTGACCGTCAAGACCGCAAAGAAGACCACGAAATCGGCCAAGAAGTAACTATGCAGTACGACCTTGCCAATCAGTTGCAGAGGAATCTCTTTGAGACCAGGTGCAAGGCACTCCTGGACAAGGGGTGTGTGGTTGACCTGGCTGAAAGGACATTCCGGTCAAGGAATCAGAACTCCTACTTGCACCTCCTCATCGGAGTGGTGGCGATGGAGACAGGCAATACCTTGGCCTACTGCAAGGAGTGGTATTTCAAGAGACTCTGCAACAAGGATCTTTTCATAACCACCAAGTCCGACAGGTATGCCGGGCAGGTGGAGTTGGTAAGGTCATCCGCAGACCTCACCCAGGAGGAGATGTCTATGGCAATAGACCGATTCAAGAGGTGGGGATCGGAGAACGGAATATATATGCCTTCTCCAGGTGATGAGTCCCTCTTGAGGGAGATCGCCATTGAGATGGGCAGGAACAAATCATATTTGGGAGGATAGAACTATGGCGAAGTATTTACCAGGTCAGTCCGGGAATCCGCATCCGTCAAACGCATACAAGCCGGGACAGTCCGGCAATCCTGCAGGGAGGCCAAAGAGACTCATCAATGTCATCAAGTCCCTTCCGAAGGACATCCAGGTCAAGGTCTTTGAAGTCCTCGGTTACTGCCTCACCCTGCCGGATGAGACCGCAGCCAAGCAATACCTGGAATGCCAGGAGGGTGAACTCGGCAAGTACGGATTCGTTATGCAGATAGCCATCAAGCAACTGCTCAAGGAGGGATGGGGATTCGGTGCGATGATGGACATCCTGGACAGGCTATACGGCAAACCACGCATAACTGCGGAGGTGGCTCACTCCGGAGGCATCACCCTCAACATTGTCACCGACCAGGAGACAAAGGATCTCATTGAGGGAGGACTCGGATAATGCACCTAACCTCCGTAGCCAAGAAGACACTCTCTGCCTGGAAACGGCATCAGAGGTACATCTCATCCTGCGGAGGAACGAGATCCGGCAAGACATACTCCATCCTGCAGACCTTCATCCTGGCACTCATTGAGGAGGTCAACCTGCAGAAAGCAGCAACGGTCAACTCCGTTGTCAGCGAGTCAATGCCACACCTGCAGAGGGGAGCAATCCGAGACTTCAAGGCCATAATGGAGGCGGAAGGGATATGGGAGGAGGCCAGGTGGAACGAGACAATGCACACCTACACCTTCGGCAACAACTCCATCCTGGAATTCTTCTCCGTTGACAATGCCGGGAAGGTACACGGATCAGCCAGGGACAGGCTATTCATCAACGAGGCACAAAACATCCCTTATGAGATCGCAAGGCAACTCTTTGTCCGCACCAGGGGGCAGATAGTCTGCGACTACAACCCTACGCATTCCTTTTGGCTCAACGAGATCATTGAGGCCAGGCCTAACTGCATAACCCTGCATTCCACATACAAGGACAACGAATTCCTCACCCAGGAGCAGGTGGCGGAGATTGAGGCCAACCGCAATGACCGGAATTGGTGGAAGGTGTATGGAAAGGGAGAGATCGGCACTCTTGACGGACTGATATATCAGTTTGAACTCGTTGACAGTCTCCCTGCGGTGACGGAGATGGATCACCTGGTGGAGATACAAGGCCTTGACTTCGGATTCACCAACGATTCCACCGCAAGGGTGCAGGTGGTGGCAGATCCACGCAAGAAGATCCTGTGGGTACGGCAACGATGCTACCGGACACATATGCTCAACAGGCACATCATTGAAGACCTGGAGCAGGATGGGGTGAGCAGGAGAACGGAGATCTATGCCGATTGTGCCGAGCCGAAATCCATTGCGGAGATCAAGGAGGCCGGGTACAATGTCATTCCCTGCGACAAGGATGCACCTGTCAAGAGTGACAAACTCAAGTTCCAACTCCAATGGATGCAGGGATGGACACTCAATGTGACCAAGGATTCCATTGACCTCATCAAGGAACTCCGCAACTACACCTGGGACAAGGACAGGGATGGCAACCCTCTCAATCAGCCGATAGACAAATGGAATCACCTCCTGGATGCACTCCGCTATGCCTTATGGACTCGGTTTGCACAAAAGGCAGGGTACGGACAATACAACATAGCATTTTCACGAAATAGATATGGTAGATAACTACGATGACTTGACATTGGGCAAGTATATGGAGATCCAGGCCATAGCCAAGCAGGAAGGCCTGGAGGAGATTGACAGGCAGGTGCAGATCCTCGCCATCCTCTCCGGCAAGTATGAGGAGGAGATCCTGCACCTCCCAATCGGAGAATACAGGAGGTTGGTGGCGAAGGCCTCCTTCCTCTCCTCTCCGGAGATGACATATCACCCCATTGCGAAGAAATACCTGGTGGGTGGATTTGAACTCTATCCTGTCCGGGACTTCCGCAAGTTGGAGGCAGGGCAGTATGTGGACTTTCAGACCTACGCACCGGATCTTGAGAAATACCTGGTGGAATTCCTCTCCGTCATCCTTGTTCCGAAGGGACACAGGTACAACGAGGGGTATGATGTGATGGATGTGCAGAAGGCCATCCGGCAGGAGATGTCGGTGACTGACGGAGTGAGCCTGGCAGGTTTTTTTTTGAATTGGTGTCGGCAATCAATTCTCAATTCTCTGAACTTCTCCAAACAGGAGGCGATGAAGATACCGGACACCAACAGGAGGGAGAAGATCCTGGAGAGGATCAAGGCACAGGAGAAACTTTTGAGTTGAAATGGGGATGGATCGCCAACATTGATGCGGTGAGCGAGACCTGCAGGATCTCCTGGGATGATACGGTGAGACTCTCCGCAGTTGAATTCCTCAACATCCTCTCCTACCGCAAGGACAAGGCGAAGATGGAGGAGGCGAAGTTGGAACAATGGAAAAGGACACATTGATATGGAACTGTTGAACTTTGACAACCTTATGGCAGTCCTGCAGGAGTATGCACAGGCGGTGCGTAACCTCTACCAGGACAACCTCATCCGCAATGACAGGATAGCGACAGGTGACCTGCTCAACTCCATAGACTACCAGGTGCAGTTCAACGGAGTTGCCTATGAGGTGCAGTTGAAACTTGAGGAGTATTGGAAGTATGTGGAGGAGGACACCAAACCGCATTGGCCTCCTGTGAACAAGATCCTGGAATGGATCTCCGCCAAGCCGATCATCCCCAAGCCGGATGACCGGGGCAAGATACCGACTCCCAAGCAACTCGCCTACCTCATCGGCAGGAAGATCTCCAGGGTGGGAACGGAAGGATCTCACGACCTCAAGGATGCCATAGAGGTCATCAATGCCAGGTACAGGGACAAGATAGTGTATGCCATAGGGCAGGACACTCAAGTCCTCACCAAGGTCATCCTGGGAGGCATCAAGGGATCAGTCCCATCCGCCTAAATACACAGGGAGGCCGATTTGATATTTCATTGAAAAGACTTTCATTATGGCAGTTCCGATTTGGAAGGATTATTTCGTAACCGCATCCGGCAGCACATATTCCGGTCTGA